GTTGTCTTGAAAATAGAAGATGATGTTAATTTTTACAAAATAATACATTGTCTTACAGATTCAAAAACTATTGATTTTGTACCTTTATCAATGATAGAGTTTAAAATATTAGAACATTAAAAAGAAGGATCACAATGAAAATTGCAATCACAGGTGAAAAAGGCTTTATAGCAAAAAAACTTATCAAAAGTCATGAAAGACTTTGTTCACGAGTTTATATCTTTAGATAACTCTAATTACGCTAATGAATACATGAACTTTACTTCTACAGAAGAAGTGTGTGTGTATAGTAATACTGTAGAAAAATGGGTAGAGTTATTTGATGAAAGCAATATTGATGTAGTTATTCATAACGCTGCAGTTGTTGGTACTGATGTAGTAGCACTTAATCCTGAACATGCTGTAAATACTAATGTATTGGGTGCAAAGATAATAACAGAAGCAGCAAATATATCAGGAATATTAAATGTATACTTTGGAACAACTGTTATTTATGATACTTACAAATACCAGAATTCTGACATAACTGAGGAAAGCTGCATATTTCCTAGGACTGACTATGCTGTTCAGAAATATGCAGGAGAAATGATAGTTAGAAACAATTCAAACGAATGGTTAGTAACTAGGCCTTTATTTGCTTATGGTGGTGAAGGTGACATGAATTCTTTAATAGCAAAATCTTTGTTTGGAATAAAAAATAATATTAAAAATATTGACATGTTTTTAAATCCTGAAAAAATAAAAGACTATATGCATGTTGAAGACTTTTGTACTAGCGTATTATCACTTATAGACTCTGACATTAGAAATAACGACTTTAACATCACAGCATGTAATCCATATAACACGCTAGAAATCATTAGTTTCATTGAAGAAGTTACTGGATGTAGCATTAAAAACATTGTCAAGTGGCATCCAAACACAGACTATCTAGGTAATCATAGATTGACAAATAAAAAGTTTTTAAAATTAATGGATAATTCTAACAATAGCTACACTAATATTAATAAAAGTCTAAAAGAAGGAATTAGAGAATCATGGGTATCTATTGAAAATGCTAGTGGCGAGTATAATCCATTAAAGCACTTAGAAGAAGCAAAAAACAAACATATTGATTTAGAAAAATATTTCCCGAGGTTATAACCCCAAAGCATAATTACTATTACAAGGAGTAATTATGCCAAGAAAATCTTTAAAAATAGATCTAAAATGTTCATACTGCAAAAAAGACTATCAGCTTCCGCCTTCAAAAGCAAAAAATTCTAAATACTGTTCTAGAAAATGCAAAGATGAAGAAAGTAAAGTATACAAAGAATACGCAAAGTGTCTTGGGTGTGATAAAAAAATTAGAGTTGTTATAGGTAGAAAGTTTTGCTCTAAAGAATGTTATAATAAAAAAGTTAAACTTCCTAGAGTTGATTTGACTTGTGGCTCTTGCGGAAAAGAGTATGTTAAACCTAACAATAGAGTGACAAAGTATTGTTCTAAAAAGTGCCAGCTAATAGCTCAAAGTAGTGGTCTAGAAGAAATTCCTTCTAATGGAAGAATGGGTTTTAGAAAAGACATAAATTCAAAATACTTTTTTAAGTCTGGCCTAGAAGCTGATTATGCGAGATGGTGTGAGTTTACCAAGAAACCATACATCTATGAGCACAAAACATTTACAGTTCAGTATGAAGGAAGAGAAAAACAGTATACACCAGACTTTTATCACCCAGATGAAGACAGATATGTAGAGTTAAAAGCAATAAGAAGAGATAAAAAGTTTAATTCAAACTTGCTTGCTGCAGACTTACTAAAAAACGATGGCATTAATATTGATGTATTGTTAATGCATGAGTTTTATACACAAATAAAGCAGAGCAATCACTACTGGCTTATTGATAATATTGAAAACAAAAACTATAATGGCACAAGACATTTAATATATCTAAAAAAGCATTGACATGTTATAATTACTATAGAATAAAAATTTTTATTTAAATACTAGAAAGCTAAGCATGTCTTATATTAAATCAAACTCTGTAAATAAACAAGAATTTTTAGTAAATACAACAGACTTTGTTAAACAAACAATATCTACATCCTTAACTGAATACAGTGGTACAGAAATAGAATATACACCTTTTGAAAACGCTGAAAGTGTTGTTTATGAGGTTAACTTTACAGTTTCTTGGGATCCAGATCCGCAAGGATCATATCTATGTACAAGGGTTCAGTATTCAACTGATGGTGGCTCAAGCTGGT